AGAAGCTGCTGATGTACGCAGCACCCAGAGAGACAGTCTTGCCTGAGCCGAGCGGATTGAAGACGCTGATGAAGTTGTTTGCTGCGACGACACCAGGGACAGCGCCGGTCGAGTAGACGTAAGACCCCTTGATCGCAGGGTTCGGAGCTGGTGTCATGAAGAGCGGTGCGGTAGAACTGTCATCAAGGGTCACCAAACCCTCGATAGCGATCCTGTTCTCAGCCATTAGCTTCAGCCTCCTTGAACGCAGCGTCTACGTGATGCTGCTTGGTTCCAGCAGGGCTCAGGCCCTGCCTGGTTGCAGACTCGAAACCGTTCAGCTCTCGGTCCCACGCCTTCTGGCGTGTGCTGTAGGAGTCATTCACGGCGGGGGAAAGCTGCAAGCCCTTGGACCTGATGCACTCTCCCCACGTCGCGTGATCCTGTGTGGGGCAGGATGAGGAGCACATCTCAGCGCTCACCTTCCAGGCCGATAGCTTCGATCTTCCCCCATGGGATGAGGACGATCTCCGTCTGAGGTGAGACATGGATGCTCCAGCGGAACTTAACAAACGTGTCATCCCAGTCCAGAACCTCAAGCCCGGTGAGGGTTCGTCCACCCTTCTCCAAGGAGACGATGGAACCCTTCTTCAGCAGCCCTTCAGGGGCTGCGATCTTCTTCTGTACGGGCGGCATTACGCTACGTACCCTCCACTCACCTTGTATATGTCGGGACGGAACGAGTTGTGCCCCAGCATGGATGTCTGTTCTTTGATGGCGTTCGTCGACATAGCTGTCGACGTCTGGTAGCTGTTGGGTTGGGGGCCAGCGATCTTTATGCCGCCGACCTCCCCGCCCTCAGTCAGCGAACTTGCTGTCAGTAGAGGCATAGATGCCTACCGCGTGAGAGTCATGCTCGGAACCGAGTTCAGCAACCTGGTGAAGGGCCATAGCCCGGAACAGTCCGACTTCCAGAATGCCCTTCTCGTTGGCATTGACGTTGTTCGTCCGGCCAGCAGGGCCAGCAGGCTCCATGTGAGAGCCGCCCCAGTCCTGCATGTCGGTGTTGGGGCTGACGTAACCCTCGCTCTGAGGGTCCGTCTCGGGGTTCTTGTACAGGTCAGACATGGTTCTCCTCAGATGAGATCGAAGATGACGTAGTTGTAAGTTGATGTGTCACCGGCAGAAGACTTGATCTGGAATGACGTGCCAGCGGTGACCGCAGACATGAATGGCGCCTCGGTGGCTGCCGTCCCCGCCTGGGTCTTGAGTCCGAACACCACCACGCTGTTCGCTGTGATCGCCGTAGTGGTCACAGTCACAGCGGTCGTGCCGTTGGCGACGACCGTGCCAGACTTGGCGTTAGATCCAGACTGAACCTTTACCGTCTTACCGGCCAAGCCGACTATGACATCCGAGTCGGACGTGCCGATCTGAGCCGTACCCTGACGACCCCAGGTAGTATCACGGGCTCCAGCGCCCGTGCCGAACTGCTGAGACCCAGAGCCGAGCAGTCGGAACCTGTCGAACGCGTCAGTACCAGCGACGTTGACCGACATGGCGGTACCGGTAGACAGGCTGGGCGCGTACTGAACGCGCCCTGTTCCGAGCCGGTAGTCCAGGCTGCCGATGAACTCCATGTTCGTACCGTCTTGGCGGGTCACCACCTGAGGCAGGTTGGTGAACCAGTTCGTAGAAGCCGAGGCAGTTCCTGCGAAGTCACAGTTCAGGAACCGGACGTTCTGCCCTGCTGCTACGTTCGCCGTGAACTGGACTCCAGCGACACCGACCGAGGTGATCGCCGTACCGAACCTGTTGTCCGTGGCGTAGCCGGTAGCAGCGCCGGACCAGTTGATGTCGTAGTTCGTGCCAGCAGCACCAGCACCGTTCAGGGAGAACAGGCACTCATCGAAGTAGATCCCGAAGCCGGTCGAGGTGACCGAGGCTCCGTGCGTCTGGTTGTTGATGATCCGCATATTCCTGACGCGGACCTGGTTGGTAGCGTCGGAGATCAGGATGCCAACCGTACCCTGCTGGATCACGCCACCCTGGATCTGGACATTCTGAGGGCTGGTCGTACCGTTACCCTCGATGACCACGTTGGCCGCTCCGGTCTGAGGGCCGAGAGCGTCAAGGTTCTGAATGAACGTAGCAGCGCAGTCGCCACGGACCCTTAGGGCCGTGCCTGTACCGCCGACCGTAGCGTTCATCCAAGTGATGGCGTTCTGCACTAGGACATCCCAGGAGTCCTCAATGCGAAGGCAGTCGAGGTTGGCAGAGCCACCCGAGTTGACACCAGTGAATCTGGTGAACAGGTTGGAGATCACGAAGTTGGCTGCGGTGTTCGTGGTGTCCGACTTGACCCACACACCACCAGCGCACGACTGGATCTTCACGTTGTCAACCATGCCGCCGTGCAGCGTGACACCAGCGGTGCCGAGAGCCTTGATGGCATAGCCGTTGATGTACTGGAAGGTGGAGTTCAGAACCCGGAAGGACTGGACTCCGGTCGCGGTCACACCGTTGGCCACAGGGTTGGACGTAGTCGTGGTAGACCCGCCACGGATCTGAATATCCCTGATCACGCAGTCGTCCGAGCTCACCGTGATGCCGCTCGAACCAGAGAAGGCGGAGCTGAGTCTGATCGTGGTAGCTCCAGGGCCAGCGCCCTGGACCGTGATTGCAGCAGGCAGGTTGATGACAGTAGAACTGCCAAGGCGATAGTCGCCCGGCGGGAAGTAGAGGATGCCTCCAGCCGCACCGAGCTGTGTGACAGCGCTGTTGATGAACGGTGCATCGTCGCCGGTGTTGTTACCGAGTGCACCAAAGTCCTTCACGTTGACCACGATGGTGCTCTTTGGCACAGCGCCCGTGATCCTGGAGTCGTCTCCAGCAGCGACCGTGCCAGCGGTCGTGCCCACATTGAGAACAGCAGCACCACCAAGACCGAGGTTGGTCCGTGCGGTGCTCGCGCTCAGAAGATCCGACAGGTTGTTCGCCTTCACCAGGCGGGCAGCGATGTCAGTGGTGTTCGTCGCGATGTTCGCGGTGTTCGTCGTCACCTGCAATGAGATGGTGCTGATGTTCCCCGCGTTGGTATCGATCCTTGCATCCTGGTCACTGAATGCAGAGTTGACCGGGACATCCCAGTCGGGAGCCCCATGCGGGATAGGCGTGTAGGTCACAGTCCGAACCCTCCTTCTCCGAAGCCGCCCTCTCCGAAACCCTCAAGGGGGAACAGGACGAAGTTTGATTCATCTGCTACGCCTGAAGAGATCAGGCAGGTCTTGACTTCCGTACTGACCACGTGCTCATAGCCGCCACGGAAGTAGTGCAGCCCCCCTCTAGGGGCTGGCCAGAACGCCGTGTCCTGGGCGTTCGGGTTGGGCGGAAGGTTGACCGCCCCTATCTCGTTGGTGTACGCGTCGTAGCGCACTTCCTCGTACTGACATGGAGCCACCTCCACCACCGAGATTCCACGGTTGAGACGGAAGCGCTCCATCAAGGCGTTCCAAGCGAACGGTGCCTCAGCGACCGTTCGGGTCGTATAGATCCAGTCGGCCACTGAGGCACCTTCCTATCACTGAGAGTACAGAGTGAACCACTGGGTGCCGTCGGACACAACGGCTGCCCGACCAGTGACTCCACCGACAGTACCGGCGGTCATCGCGAACGTGGTCGCACCGTTGATCGTCTCCGACGCGTTGCCGTCCAACGTCAGAACGCCCGTGTTCTGACAGATGATGCGATACGAACGACCCGGCTGGGTCGTAGCAACGGGCGGAAGAGTGACCGTCTTGGCCGCCGAGTTCGTGTAGATCACGAGGAAGTCATTCGCCGTGAGCGTGTCGGTCGTACCGGCCGCAGTGCGGACGGTGTATGAAGCATTGTCCTGTCCGGACATAGATTCTCCTTAGGGGGAAAGAGGGGGCCCGAAGGCCCCCTCTTAAGTGGATCAGGCAGCGTTACGAGCCGAGGACGTGGACTGAGCCACGATCAGGGACTCGGGACGGTACAGGCTCCAACCGGCCACACCGTACCAGCCGAGGGGCTGGAAGCGGGTCAGCTTGTCGACGACCGGACCGCGAACCGTGTGGAACTCTTCGGCCACAGCCTCAGCCAGAGCCTGCTGACCGGTGTAGTACGTGTTGAACACGCGGGTCTGGGTAGCCCCAGCACCAGCACCGGACTGCACGTTCTGAGCACGGGGAGTCTCGATGTAGCACGCACCCTCGTACTCGCCGATCTCGGCAGCCCAGATGTTACCGGCCGCAGAGTAGACGTGCGGGTCACGCCACGCAGCCGCACCGGTCTCCCGACGCAGGTCGTACGCAACCTGCGGGTGGATATACGCGGTGTAGTAGCTGTCCTTGTTCGGGTGAACCTTGTTGGTCCGGAGCTGCGTAACAGCGAACCGAGCCATGTCCGAGTTGAACACCGAGTCCGAGTCGATCGCGGTGAGCGCGATCGGGTTGGTCGGAGTCGAACCGAAACCGTAGGACACCTTGGTCGTACCGTCGGTACGCAGGGTCTGGGTGCCCGTGGCGAGAACGTTCTGAACCAGAAGGTCGACAGAGTCGACCAGGTTCCAGGCCACCTGGTTGACGAGACCGGCAGTCACGTCGGTGAACGAGAACAGGTCCAGCTTGTTCGAGACCAGGATGGCGTTACCGTACTCGTTGAGAGTAACGGAGACCGTGGTCGGGTTACCGGCCGCCGTGGCGTCCGGGTCGACCAGTTCGTTCAGAGGCGTGATGGCCTGAGCGAGATCCTGGTACAGCTCGAAGACGATCGAGCTACCAGGCATGGCCTGCTGAACCGGTCGCTTGTCGGCGACCATACGGAACATCGGCTGCGCGCGAAGGGCGAACTCAAGAGCGCGGTCGTACGCGGTCTGGACGAGGTTCGCCATGGCGGTAGTGCCGGTAAAGGCGTTAGCCATTTGTCACTCCTTCAAGAGGGTAAGGGTCATGCCGTCATGTTCTGGAAACTGGCGATGAGACCCTTGATGTCATTAGCGTCGTTTACGGCTGCCTGTGCAGCCTCCATGTTGCCCACAGGAGTTCCCTCGTTGCCAGCGGCGGTCAGCCTTTCGAACTGCTGCTGCATAGATGCGGGAAGGGTGGGCTGCGTGGGGACTTCGTTGGCAGCCTGCTGGGGCTGCCCTCCACCGAACGTGGCCTTCATGGTGTCAACCCATTCCTTGGCCTTCAGTGGATCGGCGGGACCCTGGTACACAGCCTGTGCTCCAGGAACCCCGAGGGATTCGAAAACGGTAGCCATCTTCGCAGTCTGCTGCTCCTCCAGGAAGCTCGTCAGCTTCTGGTTGAGCTCATCGTTCTGCTTCTTCATGGCTTCGTACGCGTCGCGAAGAGCCTTAGGGCCGTTACCTTCGGTGTTGTTGCCCAGGTCGCTCACGTTGCCGTTGTCGTCGATACCCCAGTTGGACATGATGTGTCCCTCCCTATAGGTGTGCAGGCCAATATGCCAGCCGGGGGCGGCTGGCCACGCTCCTGCTTCATGATTACCGGTCTTGAATACGAGTGACTGATGCCGGTCGATCTGTCACTGGTGGGCTGCCGGGATTCGAACCCGGATCGCTCCGCATCTGGAGTTATGGTATGCCAAACCACTTCAGCCCTACTTGCTACTGGGCGGACTGAGACTGACTCAGTCCTGCCTTACCTCCACCAGCGGAGCCCCCAAAGGCTCCGCGTTCCTGTCCTACGAGTCCTGCCTTCTTGGCTGCCGCACCAGCACTGGTGCCGAAGACCGACTGCTCGGACTCGTTCTGACTCCACTTCTGACCGTAGATGTTGCCGAGTTCCTTCATGGTGCCCAGTTCCTGAGCGACCTGCGAGTAGCCCTGCTGAGCCTCGGAAGCCGAAACGCCGGACGTAGCAAGCTGCTCTGCGAAGGTCTTGTCGAACGTCAGACCCTGAGAGAGTGCAGCAGAACCGACAGCGGCTGTAGCCGCAGCCTTCTGGAGGAGCGGAAGGGCCCGGTCGACATCAAGGAAGTAGGCGGCCATGTGGCCGTCGTCGATGCCCATCTGGTTCAGCGCTGCCTTGTAGTAAGGGTTGGCCAAGGCTGTAGCCTGCGTGGCCAAGTCGACTCGGGACTGAATCTCGGTCGGACTGACGTCCTTTGCTATCCACTCCGTGAAGTCCTTGGTGCTGTCGTAGAACCCCTCAGGAAGTCCCGACTGTCGCAGAAGCTGACGGTAGGCATTCTCGGTGTTGATGTAATCAGCGGGGGAAAGGACAGGCAGGCCATTCTTGATCCGCGTCTCGTTCGCAGCGAACCGCTGCTTGTACTCCTTCGTGTCCTGGAGGAGCAGGCTGATCGTGTCGGACGAGTAGCCGTTCTTGACGTAGTCGTAGATCTTCCCCGCCAGGCTTTCCAGCCCGTAGTTCTTGAACACCGACTCAAGAGCCAGGAACGCATCCCTGTTGGCTCCGCTCAGCAGCTTGCTGTACTGACCACTGGACGTGTAGTACTTGTTCTGCACGTCCTTGAGCTGCTTGCCAGCGGCCGTCAGGTTGTTCGTCTGAGTCTTGATGTTCGAGTTGATCCGAGACAGCAGGGCCTTAGACCTGCTGTCCTTCTTGCCTTCGAGCGCCTTGGCCTGCTTCTTGAGTCCGGAGATCGTAGCCTGGAGGGTTCGCTGCTTCTCTTGCAGAACCTTCTGCTGGATCTTGAACTTACGCTCCTCGAAGTCCGGCGTGTCATGCCCGGTCTTCTTGGTGCTGTTCATCGCTCGATCCGCTACGTCCCTCCAGTCGCCGGGGAGAGCCATCGATCCTCCTTAGTACTTGAAGCCGAAGTCGGCTAGCACTTGATGTCCAACCTGCATGAGGCTGTCTTGTGCGTTCTTCGTCTGCTTCCATCGGGGATCGCCACGAAGGTCATTCTCGAACTGCCAGAGCGGCTTGCTCTGGCTTTGTAGCGTCGTCGGGTTCTTGTACTGCAACGCCTTCTTGATGGTGTTGTCGAACAGGTTGATGCTGCCAGCAGGCAGCTCAAGGATCTGAGCCATCGACTGAAGGTACGGCTGGGCGATGTCAGCAACCGTCTGACCACCGTCGAGCTGCTTACCGTACTGAGGGAACTGGGCCTTCGCCTTGTTCAGCAGATCGTTCTTGTAGTCGGACACCGTGGCCAGACCGCGCAACACCTTGCGGGTGTTGTCGGTGTACCACTTGTCGCCCATCGTCACGCCCATCGAGTACGCATACGACCGAAGCTCGTTGATCGTATCGGCGCCCTGCCCTTCCATGTCCCCGCCATCGAAGTACACGTACTGACCGAGGAAGTAGCGAAGCTGACCCTCGTTCCACCCCTTGGCCACCATGTTGTAAGCGGCTTCCTGGATCTTCTTCAGGGTGAACTTGGTGTCCTTGATGCCGAGCTGTTCAGCAAGCTGCCTCACTGTGATCTGAGCCTGAGACATCGACTGCTTGGCAGTCGCTGGATCTGTGAACATCTGAGTCAGATACTGGCGCTCCTTGTCGGAGTGCGTCTTCCACCACTTCGTGTCCTTGAGCTTCGCCTGGAACATGTCCTTGCTGTAGCCCTTGGCCACCATCTCCTTGAACAGCTTCTTCAGTTCAGGATTGGAGTTCAGAAAGGAAGAGGTGAAGCCATACTGTTCGGCTAGCTCCTTCTCGCTTAGCTTCGGCACAACAGGATCCGTTCCAGTACCCGAGCCTGAGTAGGTCGACGTCTGACCCTTGTAGCCTGGTCGGCCAACCACCGAGTCCACGTAACTCTTGATGCTCGGTCCGCCAGGCTGAGAGTGCGTCGACATATCGAGGTCATGGTTGCCAGCTCCTGCGTACCAAGCAGCGGCAGCCCCTCGGCTGCCCCACTTATTGTAGTAGCCCTTGAGAATGCCAGCTACGATCTTCTCCTGAAGTGCAGGCGTGTCCCTGAACTTCTGCCAAGAGATCGAGTAGCCCAGTACCTGCTTGGACCAGCCGGGCACGTTGGACTTCAGTACCTGGTACTTGCCGACAGCGCCGTACGCGTTGACAACCGAGTAGTTGCCACCACTCTCCTGGACGCTGATCGACCACATGAGCTGATCGAAGCTGATGTCTGCCACGGAACCTCCTAGATGTGGGCTAACTACTAGTAAGGCGCTAGCTAGTAGTTTAGCTGCGCAGGCCCATAGACTTGAGAACGCTGTACCCAACATCCATTACCTTGTCCTGGGCGCCCTGAGTTCCAGCCCATCGAGGGTCGTTTCGCAGACGACCCATGAAGGTCGTCTGATCCATTCCGGTAGGCTTGCCCTGGGCGTTGACTCCGTTCAAGGCTTCCTTGATCAGGGGGTCGGTCATCTTGATGCTCTCGGGGCTGAGGTCCAGTTCCTGAGCCATGATCTGCACGTACGGACTAGCGATGTCCGACATCGTCTGGCCAGCTTCAAGCTGGTCCTTGTAGCCCGGATAGGCGGACACGGCCTGCTGTACGATCTGACCCTTGAAGTCTGCCTCGGTAGCCAGCTTCCGGCTGATCAGTGCAGCTTGGTTCTTGACTGTCTGATCGTCTACCGTTACGCCCTGCTCGTACGCAAACTTCTTGGCCGACACGGCGTAAGCTCCAGCCTCACCGCGAAGCGTGCCCTTCTGGAAGGTCACGTACTTACCGAGCGTGTCCCGAAGGACACTCTCGTCTGCTCCGGTGGCCAGTACCTGAGCTGCGATCTTACCCATCTTCGAGGGCGGGATCACCGCCCCTATCTCGGCGGCAAGCTGTTGAACCTGGATCTTGGTAGCACCGAGCTGAGCACTGTACGTAGCAGGGTCGGTAGACTTCATCTGCTGAACCTGACGCTGGGTGTCCGAGTTCTCCTTCCACCACTTGGTGTCCCGAAGCTCGGCCTGGAAGGCATCCTTGGAAAGATTCTCGTTGACCATCTTGCCGAACAGCGTCTTCAGTTCGGGCACCGAGTTCAGGAACGAGTACGCAAATCCGTACTCCGCAGCCAGCTCTTCGGGAGATAGTTTAGCTTCGGCCGTACTGCCATCAGGGTTCCAGTCGCCCGAGGGTCCACCGCCCTGTACGCCAGATACTCTCCTGCCGCCCACGAACGTGTCCTGGTAGTCGCCCGACTTGAGATCAGCAATTTCCACACTCTTTCCGGGTCGTGGTGCATGGATGAACTTGCCGTCACCGAGGTAGATACCAACGTGGTCAGGGCCACCTTGGCTCCTGTCGGTATCGAAGAAGATCAGATCACCGACCTGGAGGCCGTCCATAGAGACGGCCTTACCAGTGCCGATCATGTCGTACGTCACGCGGGGAAGAGAGATGCCGAAGTTCTTGTAGACCTGGGTAACCAGGCCGGAACAGTCGACGCCCTTACTCAGGTCGTTACCGCCCCAGGCGTATGGTGTGCCCAGGAACTGCTGGGCGAAGGACGCGATGTCCTTCCCGTTGACAGCCACCGTCAGCCTCCGATCATCTCCATGAGCCAGTTCATGCCGTTAGTGGCAGCCTGGTAAGCCCCGTACTCGGGGTTCTTCTTCGCTTCCTCCTGAGCCATGATCTGCTGAGCAGCGCTGTCGACGCCACCAGAAGACTTGCTGGTCTGGCTCTGAAGGTCCGACCCGAGGTAGTTCGATGTAGTCGTGGTGACCGTCGGATTGGCCTGCTCATACTTGTTCAGCGTGCCCTTGAACCGAGCGATCTCGGCCTTCGTCGGGTCACGGCCCAGAAGGGTCTGAGCGGCACCCTGGAAGAGCGCGTGTGCGTCCTCGGCGGTACTCAGGTTGTAACTCTTCTGGGTCTGGGTGACCGTCTTAGGCTTGGCTACAGCCTCTTCTCGCTGGGAGATGTCCTTGCCGATGACTTCCCAGGGACTCACCTTCGCTCCCGCCAGAGCGTACTTACTAGCCACTTCAGCGTAGCCAGCCCAGAGGCTGGCCAACTGGGCGTCCTTCATGCTACCGGTGTCATAGCCAGCCAGTGAGAGCTGAGACAGGAACTTGTTCTTCGTCTTCGGGTCCCACGTGTAGTACATGTTCTGCACTTGGGACAGAGGAGCGTAAGACCCAGCCTCGCCGATACCGCCGAACCCCAGAGCGGATGCGACACCACTCGGACCGATGAAGACCGTAGGGTCCTTCGGGTTCTGGTATCCGGAGGCGATCCCAGGGAGGAGCATCCCCTGGCCAGGCTGGAATGTACCCGAACCTGTACCAGAGGATGTCGCTCCAGCGTTCTTCTTGACCGTACTGTTGAAGGTGTTCTGCTGCTTCTGCTCGTACGGACCGGCCATGCCGGTACCGCCGCCTCCACCTGAACCGCTATCGCTCAGTCGAGCCATTAGACACCTCCCTGTTGTGCCAGTACGTCAAAGATGGACTGTTCCTGTGTACTGCTCGTATCGCCCTGGAACTCAGGCAGAGCCCCTTGGCTCTGCTGCTGAACCACGGTGTCCTCATCGAACCCAAGGTCCCTCGACAGATACCGAGAGTGCAGATCGGCGAACTTGGTGTCCTGCTCGATGAGCTTGACGACCAGAGAGTTCCACTGCTGCTTGATGTCCGCGTTGACACCAGCGTTGATGTCCTCGGAACCACCAGCCTCATTGCGGAGCAGCAGCGCACGCTTGACATCGTCACGGTAGGACAGGTACGTCTTCAGCGTGTAGATGTCGGACCGCATGCCAGTCGACCCGTCAGGGTTGACGGCCTTGGACCAGATCTCAGGATCGTCTGTGACAGCTCGCAGCGATTGCGCAGCTCGGTCATAGTACGTCTTGTCCAGAGAGCTGTAATCCTTGGTCCACTGCTCATTGTAGTACTCGTTGTCCTTCATCTCTCCATCATCGCCGATGATGCGCGGGGAGGAAAGGGTCTGGACGAGTGCCTGCTTCTGGGACTTCAGATCCTCGGCACCAGGGTCATCGAACGACTGAAGGCCGCGAGCGAACAGGTCGCCGTACAGCCCATTCATGTAGGACTGGTACTGACGCCATCCCTGCCCCCGCTTGGATTCATCGAAGGCTTCACGAGCGGTCATGTTCGTCCGGTTTGTGATGCCACTCACGCCATCAGCAGAGTGCGTCTTCTCGTAGTAGAACGCACCGTTCGAGTAGACACCTTCACCCTCGGCCCCAACCACAAGGCCCGCCCACTGCGGGCCAACCTTCTGGATCAGGTCCTGATAGTACTTCGAGGCGTAGACCGCCTCGGAGGTGGGCTTCAGTCCCGAGTTGTTCTTGCTCATCGACTGAGAGAAGATGTACGAGCTATCACCATACTTGTCGTAGAACTTTTGATCAGCGCCCTTGGGATCAGTCTCCTGCATCTGCTTGTACTGATCCCGGAAGAACTGGTAAGGGTCCTGGCTATTCAGAGAGAACGGCAGAACCCCGGCGAAGATCGATCGCATGGCCGTCCATCGGGACGCCCTGTCCTTGATCTCGCCCCAGGTGGGCTGCGTCTTACGCATGTGCTGGTCATACTTGAAGGTCTCGGCCTGCATGATGTAGAACATCGACTTCTGGTAGGTATCGTTCATCTCGTCGGTAGCCTCTTGGCGCTTCATGATGTTCGGCTGAAGCAGATGCCAGTTCGACTGGTCCGGACCCATCGGCAGGATGCCGAGCTTCTGATAGATGTCAGCAAGCTTCGGATCGCCGTTGGCGTCCATGTCGGTGTACGGAATGTTGTTGGCTGCGACCTGAACGATCGGGCCAGCGCCAACCGGAAGAGCACCGTCACCGTGGTTGAGGATGATCTCAGCCGTGGACATCGGGATCTTCAGCTTGGCATTCTCGTCGATACCCAGAGCCTTGTTCAGGGCCTTGCCACCAAGGAAGTCCGGAACCTGGAACAGGATGTTGCGGTCGGAGTAGTCAACCAGCCGCTTCTCACCTGTGATCGGGTCGGTCACTGTGCCATCTTCACTGACCCTGTTGCCGCCCTGGTCCACCACCATACCGGCGCGCGTCGGTGCGCCATACACCTGAGCAACCCTCGGAAGGATGTCAGGCTTGTCGGAGATGATCCGGGCCCACCGGTTCCACGACTCCTGCTGCGCTCCGAAGAACGCACCGAAGTGCCGCATGTTGTACGCCATCTTCGTCTCGAAGTCCATGTTGAACGTGTTCTTCTTGACGTCGTCGAGCGCCTGCATGCGAGCCGAGTGCTCCAGCTTCTGCCGGAAGCCCTCCTCGATGTGGGTCTCGCCCTTGAGTGCCATCTTGTTGTAAGAGCTCTTCAGGTGGATCTTGTATCGCTGGGCGAACAGCGGGTGACGAAGAAGCTTCCGTGCCGGGATCTGGTTCATCACGTTGTAGTACCCGGTCATGGCACGGTCCATGAGTTCGGCCGCAGGATGATTGCCCTTGGCGTAGCTCAGAGCCTGAGAGTTGACCATGGGCCGAACGTTCTCAGGGACTTCCTTGAGCATGTCCTCGGTCACTGTGCCAGTACGGGCAGCCTCACGGAATGCACCCGAGTTCGGGAATGCAGGGTTCAGCCACTCGTCGACCTGGGCGGTTACACGCTTCACCATCTCATTGCGAGGAAGGTTCTTCAATGGAGCGGATGCAGCGTAAGCGCGACCCTCAGGGGTCGCAGCCAACCAAGTCTCAAGCTGTCGAGGACTCTTGCCACCGAGGTGCTGAACGGCAAGGGCATCGTTGGACACCTGGTTGTTCACCACGTGAAGCCAGGATTGCATGTGCTTCTCAGCGCCATGCTGAGCCGGAGTGATGTTCTCCCAGTCCAGACGTCGCATGCGATCCAGGTAGAAGTCCGCCTGAGATCCCATGAGGTTCCGGAAGTTGTGATCACCAGAGGACAGGTCTCGGAAGAGGCTGCCATCCTTCCCGCCGAACGCAGGAGCAAAGATCTGTCGACCGATCTGAAGGTGCTGCTGAGCCTGGCCACCCTTGAGCAGGGAGTCCATGTCGGCTCGGGTAACGCGAGCATCCTCGGCCCAGTCTACGGCCAGCTTCAGATCATCCTCAAGGGATGCCGCCTTAGCGGCATCACCCTGGATCTTGGCGGTGTTCATGTCAGCCTTGATGCTGGCCTGGAGGTTAGCAAGATCCTCAAGGTGCGTGTCCAGCGTGGCCGCAGTAGCCTGAGCGTTCGCAGTGCGAGACCGGAGGAACGTGCCGTTGGCCCAGTCCTTCGCGGTGTAGCGACCACCCTTGATCGTGCGGTCCATCACGGAGAACAGGCCGAACCGGGCGATCTGCCCGAGTCCATCATCAGCAAGAGCGCGAGGCCCATAGCCGAGACGGAAGAGCTGAGCGAACTTCCAGATCGAACCAGCAGCGTCAGCCAGATCAACGGCCTTCTCCCAGCCGGTACCAACCGAGTTGGCCGCCTTCTGCCAAGAGGAGCCGTGAGTCTTGATAGCCTTCTCGAACAGATCGAAGTCCATCATCACGTGACTGTTGGCGAGCTGCGACATCAGGACCGGCGTAAGCACCATCTTGCCGCCGTCTGCCTCGATCTCCGCCACTCGGATCTGAGTGCCAGGAACCGCAGGGTTGTCGATCATGGCGCCACCATAGGTCTGCTGCTTCATCGAAGCCTGACCACGAGAGCGGCGTGAAGCCAACTCTCGGTGAAGCCCATCGGCTACCTCGTGAGACAGCTCGTCGCCAGTACCGACCAACCCGTTCTTCAGGTTGTACCGGTCGACGATGTTGTGAGCGATCTCGGTCTCCATGTTCTGGAGGGTAACGGTACGACTCTGCTCATCTGCATTCAGATATCGAGAGACGTACATCTCCCGAGCTTCCTTGGACAGTCCAGCAGTCTCGCGAAGCGAGGCGTCCACCTGACGCCACGACTGAGCGTCGTTCACGTCGATGTAGTGACTCGGACGAATGTCGTTGTACGTGTGGGCCAGGCGGACCACACCACCAAGGCTGAGGTTGTAGATGTTGTTGACCCGAGCGCTGATGAAGTTCTCGCCCTTGGTCGGCTGGAACCCCCGGTTCTGGAAGGCGCCCTTGACTCGCATGCCAGCAGGAGTGGTGATCCGGTTGTAGTTCAGATCACCGATCGTGTTGAACGCATTGATCTTGTCCGTGACGATACCGGAGTCCTGATCCAGCTTGGAGATCCACTTGGTCTGCTGGTCGATCGCAGCCTTGATGCGGACACCTCTCGGACTGGCCTGGACCGCAGGCGAGAGAGAGTCGTAGTAGCTGGAGGCGCTGGAAGTCTTAGATCCAAGCTCATTAGCCTGGTAGGCGAGCTGGGAGTTCTTGAACTCCAGCGTGGTCAGAGCCGCCTTGTCGCCCATGGTGACTCGGAGGATGTTCGCTACATCGTTCTTGTCCGTAGCCTGAGCGAGCAGACGCGCCGTAGGCGCACCATTGGCAGACTTGCGAAGAGTCGGAAGGTCCCGTGCCAGCACCGCTGCTGCGGTGTCTGGCGTCTTGGTCTTGGTGCTCCAGATCGTGTCGACAAGACCCTGGAAGTTGGACTTCTGAGAGAACCTGTCGTAGGCCAGCTTGTTGACGTCAACAGGAGCGAGAGTCGTTCCACCCTTCTCGATCGCACTGGTTTCCTTGGCGATCCCGGCCTCGACGTTCTGACCGAACTTGGCACCCTTGACTGCACCGAGACCCTTGCCCGCCAGCACCAAAGGGTCGGCGTACCAGGAGACTGCGAAGTCTGTGGCTCCAGTCGTCCACTTGCTGGCACCACTACCAAAGTACTCCTGCGAGCGGGTCTTGATGCCGAGCGGGTCATCCTTGGTCGGAGTGTCCCGGTACTTACCCTCGGACTGGAGTGCCAAGTCTTCGGAGATCTGGTCGGGGCGAATGCCCCGAGCCTTCAGCTCCTTGTCGTTCATGCCCAGCATCCACAGGGACTGACCGGGACTTACCTTGTGAGCGTAGTTCCAGTAGTCCTTCATGGCGTCCCACTCGCCGTCCTGACCAATGTACTCAGGACGACCGTAGACCAGGGAGTGAGCGGCCATACCGGCCGCGCTGAAGGCGGGGGAGACTGTAGCGCTGTACGCCTGATAGAGCTTGGAGCCGACCCACTCGATCGGCTTGAAGATGGGGCTGTCGAACATGCTGCCCTGCTGGGCTGCACGCTGCTCCTTGAGAGCAGCAAGCTGCTGCTGGGTCATGTCACTGTCGGGATGAGTAGCGTCGATACCCATGCTGGACCAGTACTCGTTCAGAGAGTTGCGCACCGGAGCAGGGAGCTGGTCCATGGTGCCAAGTCCGTTGAGGACGCCATCGGAGATGATCTCCATGTCCTTCGGTGAGATGTTGCCGCCCATCAGCCCTCCATCGTGCCCGCACTATCGTCGTAGTAGGGCGTCAATCCAGAACCCAGAAGGTTCTTTGCCATTTGGTTGGTCTGGATCCTGTCCAGCGGCGAGTTAGCCAGATCGACTCCAGCGGCAGGTGAGTCCTGGAAGGACAGCGCCAGCGCGCCCATGTCGTCGAACCACTGGCCACCGTACTCGAACTCAAGCCCGCTCACGACTGCCCCTTCGCCTGACGGAGAAGGTTGCGCATAGCCCACGAAGCTCCAGGCTGGTTGGCCATGAACTCCATGAACGGCATCCAGTCGTTCAGCCGTTGGAGGTCTTCGCTCTTCTGGTCCGACAGGTTGAGCGCCTCAGCCCCCGGCCCCGCTCCGGTTGCTGCACCAGAGGTGACAGGAACATCAGGCTGATTGCTGTCAGCACTCAAAGGGGTGACGCGAGAAGCGGCATCCCCGAACAGGTCACCGAAGTTCATACCCTGAACATCTACCTGCTGGGGCTGCTGCATTCCCTGCTGAGCCGCCTGGTACTGCGCCTGTTCGCCATAACCAGCGTCGGGCAGGTTACGGTTGGCCTCACCAACCGCCTTGTCCGTTCGCTTACTGAACTGGCCGGGGCCAGCAACGTCAGCCATAACCTACCCTCCGCTCACTTCGGCATGTGCTTGTCGGTACCGCGCGTCAGAGCGTCCGGGCTGAACGTACCCGACTCGATCGGACCCGTCTTCTCCCAGCCGTCGTACGGTGCAACCTGCTGAGCCAAACGGTTTGGCCCGGTGTTGCCATCCTGATCGTAGTAGCTCAGTTCGGGAGCATCGATCATGCGACCCTTCAGGGAGTTGAACTCACCCTCGGGGCCATGGTCGCCTGCGAACAGACCACCGGAGAGGCCACCCTCGAAGGGTGCGCCGCTGTGAACCTGATTGAGACCCATAGTCTCTCCTTACTAGATGGGCGCCTGTCGGCGCGTCTGGGCGGACATCGTGGCCTGCCCCTTGCTGTTCAAGCCGGACAGCAAGCCCATAAGGTCACGCCCCTGGGGCTGACCCTGCTGTGGTGTAACGCCCGCCATATTCGCTCCCTCGGCCCCTCCAGGCCCACCGGGTCCTCCAGGTCCAGCGGGACTCTGTCCGCCGCTTAGAGCGGCTTCCAGGGGGCTCTGTGGGGCAGCCTGACCGGCTGCCTGCTCCTTGGGCTTGAAGATCTCAAGGACTGCGTCGTGAACCGCTCTCCCCTTCTCTCGAAGCTCGATGAGCTTAGCCACCCTCTGAAGTTCAGGGACTGGATCGAACTGTCCCTGAGACTGGAGGGCCATCGTAGGAATGGCCTGCATGAAGCCCATGATGCCCTGCTTGAGGGCGTCTGTGAACTGCTCGTTGTCGATCTGCTGCTGCATCTGGACGACGTCGATGTTCATGGGAAGCTGACGCTGGAAGAAGTCCCTGGAGATGAGCTGGTCACCGCGAAGCTGGAGAAGCCCCACGATGGCTCGTGCCGGGTCTTGCCCTGCGGCGAAACCATAGGTGACGTCTACCGTGTAGTCGCCCTTGATATCCTTGGAGGCGACGTAGGACTCTTCGAAGGGCGAACCCTGGACTGTTCCACGGATCGTCTTCTTTTCTGAACCCCAGAGCTTCTCGTCCATCTCGAAGGCGAGGTTGATAGCGATGCGAAGAGCCTCACCGACCACCTGCTGCCCGGTCGTGATGACCGTGTTGAAGCCGCCCATCAAGGCCTGGACTCCACGGCCTGTGATGACCGAGGCGTCCATGTTGCCAGATCGGGCTTCAGGGGTGCGCGTCCCTACGCGCAGCTCCTGCTCAAGAACCTGTGATTCCTGCATCGGAGCCACGTTGTTACCCAGACCGACTCGCACGATGTGCTGCGGATTGTCGGTTCGGATGATCGCGTCATCACCAAAGGTCATCTTCTGAACATCGCGGGGAACAGCCAGAGGGGCACGTACGTTCTTCTCGGTAGCCTCAAGGCCAAGGAGGGCCATACGAGACTTCGCGAGCTGAACCCAGATGGCGTCGTCGAACGCACCACGGATCTCGTTGTCGTATCCAGGGCGCTTGCCGATGGACACGTAGATCTTCTTGAGCGGGTTCTCCATGCGGTCAACGAGCTGGTTGCCGTGCTGCGGCAGGTACATCACGATCTGATCGTTGTCGGTGTACTTGACGACTTCGATCTCGCGCTCGGCCCAGCCGGATGTGTCAGCAGCCGTATTGTTCGCCTGGAGCACACGAAGGAGCTGGGGGAACTTGGCTACCAGGTGGATAGCCTCTTCACGCCAGACCTTGGTGTACGAGCGGAGACGCCCGAAGGCGTCCCACTCTGGATAGACGCCCATCGGATTCTCGATCCGGATGTGAGGGCGCTTGTCGACGAAGTCCGGTTCGATGCAGTAGATCGCCATGCCGTACGTGAGGTAGTGATCAGATACTGTGATCTGCTTCCCGGCATAGAGCCGGGACTGGATCAGGTACCAGTTGGCAATCTTGGTCTTCTTGGAGTTGAACTCCTTGGACTTGCTTGAGCTGCTGATCGACGTCGTGCAGTTCACCGACGGCATGACGCCCATCACTTCGGCCATGTCCCGAGCTGAAGTATCGATCAGGTTGGCGACGATCGGCTTGGGCCATGCATCGGGCATAGAGCCCGGAATGACCGTTTCGATGTCACCAGCACGGACATCATGAACATCACGATGCCGCTGATCCCTGTCTCGGGCGGCCCGCTTCAGTGACTCGACGCGTGATGCGATGTTTTCGAGTGTGTAGGCCATGCCACCTCCTCGTTACTTGGGGACAGCTACCTTGAGCAGCTTCCATGTCAGAGGGCCGAAGTGTCCATCGGCATCACCGGCGAGAGCCGCGTGCTGCTTCTGGAACCATACGATGCCCTTGCGGTCGGCCGGTCCGAAGACTCGACTGGGCCCTACCTTGTAGCCCTTGTAGCCAGCCCGGACCAGAGCCTTGCCAACCTCGGTCACGAGGTTGCTGGTGCGGCCGTAGAAGAAGTACTTGTCGCCGGGGAACGGGGCATAGACCGGAGCGGGCTTCGGCTTTGAACCGAACAGATCGGGCATGGGACCAGGGTCCACATGGGAGTTACCAGGAACCTGATTGTGTCCGAAGTGCCCACCCTTCCCGGTCCAGGTATCGAGACTGACGGTGTCACGAGCAAAGCTCGTGGGAACTCCACCAGGCCAAGCATCCACGATGCCAAGACTGCGGAGCCAGGCAACGATAGCGGAGAGGTTCTTGCAAGGAGTTTCCTTGACGCTCGCATACTTCTTCCCGCCTACCGTCTCACCCTCGGTGAACACGATCTCGATCTGGATGTTGTACTTGCCAGTCCGGTTGGTGCGAACGCTTCCGGCGTTCTGAAGGGAGAGGCTACGGGAGTCGGCGGGGAAGAACTGGGCGATCTCTCCGGTGAACGGATCCCACAGTAGGTGCGGCGCCACGTCTCGTCCCCCGCCAGTGAACCAGCCCAGCTCGTTATGGAACGTGTGATCTGTGGCGTTCGAGGTGATGTGCCACGTAGCGCGCGAAGGGCCACCTTCCATGGCTCCCTCGTTGCCCACCGGATGGCGCTCGACGCCAGGCAGGTAGAGGTCGGTCATTGGTGCTCCTTCTCTCGTTAGTTCCAACTGCCGAACCCCACGTTGGGGTCGGCTTGGCTGAGGTAGTCCAGGTCGATCGTGACCTGGCGCTGCTTGTCGCGTTCGGACTGGTAGCTGTTGCCCATATGGAACACGGACTCGATGTCGTTCACCAGCTCACGAGCTCTGGTCTCTGCGAACCAGAGAGCCATGACCGTATCCTGCTTGGCCTTGGACTGAGGGAACCAGGTGGTGAGCTGTTCAACGAGGGCCTTGACGCCCTCTTGCTGCGAGCGACTGGGAAGCCTGATCAGGCCTCGGTCCTCCAGGGCTCCATCGAACAGCATGCTCATGGACGCGACGCCGAAGTCGGCGTCGTTCTTGTTGGACCCGGTGAAGTGTTCCTTCAGGATGGTGCCACGGCTGCCGAGGAAGTTCCTCAGGTCACGGTTCTGTGTGACCATGAGGTTCATCGCGTTCTTCTCGATGACCCACTCATGCATGTGGTACTTGACGGTCCAGTCCTTCAGCTTGTTGAAGAGGTCGTCTGGCTTCTGGTTGGGCGCAGTCCATACGTCGAGAACATACCGCATGCCGGACATTCGATCGACACCAAGAACGACGGCAGCGGCGTGCCCGGTGATAGCCGGGTCAAAACCGCCAACGACGTAGAGTCCGTCCATCCCGTGCGGACGGTGTCCGGGAGCGCCTGGCGACATGAGCCCTGCTGCTCGCATTCCGTCGATGGAAGCTGCAACCTTGTTCGCCGGGAAGATCGCATCCTCAACCACCTGCTCCTGTTGGTAGACCATCTTCCAGTTCTGGGCCGAGCTTGTGGCTCGTCGTCGTGCTAGCGACTGACCTGAGTGCCAGGGGTAGAGGCCATCTTCGTTCGCCTGCACCAGTCGTCTTGCTCCGAGCGAGACAGGGGGTCGGTTGGTCCAGGGTGCGAGAACATGCCAGTCGTCGGGATGCTCTGCGAACTCAAGGACTGCGGGTTGAGTGAGGTAAGTCCACGGAGACTCTTCGTCCTGTCCGTACCACTCAGGCTTCTGGATCTCTGAATAGAGTTCCACAGGGGCAAGTCGAGTACCCACCAGGAGGAGGGTCCCGCCAGGGTAAGAAAGTCGGTTGATGACCTCTCGCTGGATCCAGTCGATCTGCTTCTCGAACTCATGGGCGTTCTTTCCCGTCACGGTGTCGTCGAGGATGATCAGGTCGGCACGGTTGCCGTAGATCTGACCGTTCATGCCCAGAGCCTGCACGGTAGGCGTAGCCTCACCGGAGTCTCGGGTCTCTGCGTTCACGTAGATAGAGTCAGCAGTCCATGACGCCGAGTTTGCGTCGAACCCGCCCTCAGGGGCGAAGTCATGCTGAAGCTTGCGGTAGCTAGGGTTGGCTCCCGCCAACCTGTCCTTGATCGCCCGAAGGAACCGCTTGGCCATCTCCTGAGTCTGAGACACGATGATGATACGGATGTTCGGGTCTTGACAGACCCGCCATGTCGTATAGTTCACTGTGATCGTAGTGGACTTAGCGTGCTCAGGAGGAGTGTTCACGATGAGCATTCCAGGATCTCCCTGATGGAAGATCTGGTTCTCATGAAGATCCCGAGGAGGACGTCCCTCAAGGACGTCATACCACTGAAGCTGATGAGGGAAGAGGACGGTGTCCAAGTAGTCTTTACAGAAGTCCGGGAAGTCAGGTACTTCCTTCTTGTCGAAGGTGCCACTCACAGACTCCATCTTGCTCAGTCTGTTGTAGTCAGCCCTGAACTCCTTGTCGGAGTCCTTATAGTATTGAACCGCCTGCTTGGTGATTCCAAGGTCACTGATAGCCTTGGACATCGGGATACCGTTCCTGAGGTAAGTCAGGATGGTGTCCTTCTTCTCCCTGGTGGTCCTGTTCACTGGTCTAGCCACTTGTCCTCCTTGCCTGAGTCTCTTGACCCTCTAGGGCTCCACCGCCGCAGGGCGGTGTAGCAATCCAGCGGGGAGAGATTCCGCGAAGAGGATGAGGTCATGTTGGGCAGCCCCTCAAGGGCTGCTCATCGTATAGATACGTAGGACACTACTGGACACTCCCTTCAGGTCGTGTCCGAGCTGGTGGTCTCTGGTGGTCCTTCAGTGAACCGCTTCGCAGGTTCATTGGTCTACTAGTAGTAAGAGGGCCGTCTTGGCCCTGTCGGACAAGCTCGTTGCCAAACCTTTACCAAACTTCAGCAGAGAGTCACCATAGACTGGGGTCTTGGTATACGCAGCGTGACATCCATGGTACCTGGGCAGGTCAAGTTTCCTGGCAAATTTCTATGGGGTCTCACTACCCACTACCCTGCCGCCATTAAGCATCCCCGGGTCAGACCATGGCAAACCGGCACACACAGTGACACAACGGACACAGAGACAGACCATGACAGACTGAGTCAGACCAGGACAGGCCAGGCAGCACGAGGCAGGGCGCAGGCTGTACAACTTGTACACATATGAGCGCAGATGCATACCATATGTCCATGTTTGCCTCTGATATGCAGGCAGATGGCACGATATGCCTATGATCTGAAGGTGGGACTATGCGTCAGGGTGACGATAAGGGCAGCCTGCATGGGTATACGGCAGGCAGCATGGGCATACTAGATAGCGTCAGTGTGACGATAAGGGGGCTCAGCAGACTATGCCAGGACATACTCACATGCAGATGAGCAGCCATGCTCACATGAGCAGCCAATAGCTCATACGTGCAGCCTTACGTGATCAGCAGAGGGAACGCGCGCACGCGTATACAGAGCGCTTAGCAGTAGCAACGTTTGCTCTAGAAGTGGACATAACCAGACGTTCTAGCCCAGCTTTGTATCAATGTTTGTACCATGTGCCGGCAGATGGTCCATGATGTCCGAATCGCCTGGCTTCCCCCGCTATCTCGTCTGCACGCTGCCTGAGCAGCGTGGACCATGATTCTTTGAGGAATCAGAGCGTTTGCAGGGGGTGCAGCACTCGCAAACAAGAGGGCATTGCAACCCCTCTGACCTGCGACTCTTGACAGGATTCGAGCAAAGGGCCAATGTTCTCGTTGTCAGCACAACGGCCCGCCGGAACGGGGGCCAGGAGCTGAAGAGGTTGACAGGGCCGCTCGCATAGGGCACAGTCTTCCTCAGCAGGACAGCACGGGGCCTACCTCACCGCTTAGGCTCTCCCTCACGGGAGGCTGGGTGAGCTGGCTAGGGACTGACCCTCTGCGTCTACACGAGCAGCCTGGTGTGAACGTTACGGCTGGTCATAACAGTCGGACGGGACAGCATCGCCAGGAGTCGGAGAATCCACGGATGTACCTTGATAACTCAACAGCGAGCTGAGCTAGGTGGCCGGATCAGTGCCAGAGGTAACGACGCCCCTTGAGGGGGCGTAGGACTTGTCCCTACGGCTGATCCTGACCTAGCTAGTCCAACGTTTGGACGCCCTTCGGGGCGTCTGAGCATTCCCTGTAAGAGTCATCGGCTACACCTGCTGAAGCGTATGCAGTAGGCAGGTGTAGCCTCTTGGCTCCGCAGAGAATGAAGGAGAGATCATGAAGTACACAGTGACCACCCTGGTGGACGGCAGCCACGTGAGTACCAACAGGTTCGTCCTTGAAGACGATCTGGAGTATCACACCGAACTAGCTGGTCCCGACCTGCATGACTTCACCACTGCGTTGATGCTCACAGGTCAGGCCATGAACGTTCGACGTGACGCTGTCGGCGTCACTGTGGTCATCGCTCACGAGGAGATCTGATGAGCATCACCTACGCAGAGTACGAGCTGAACAAGGTCGATGCGAGTGACGGTGCGTCCATCAGGGTGTACGGCGCTGAGGGTGGGGTGACCCGCACGATCGCCATCACACCCGAGACGTTCGAGAAGCTCAAGGCGCTCCTGATGGACGCCCCTGAGTGCAACTGGATCGTCTAGTATGACCATCATCATCGTAGGGCTGTACCTCTTGGTGCAGCTCGGATGCGACTGGGGTAAATCATGAACAAGCTCGAATCCTACGGGTACAACCTGATCATGGACGAGGTTCGCCTCAACGATGACCCGGCAGACCCGTGGGGAAGCAACATCGCATGGCTGTTCGCTCTAGCGGACTACATGTACGGCATGAACGGCGAGATCCTCCCCGGCTACCGCCCGTCCCCGATGGGTGTTGACACGGGAGATCCCAGCTACGAACTGGAGACGCTGTTCAACGTGAGTGTGCACGTCACGGACGACGACATCGTCAAGGTGTACTACGTCTTGGCACGTCGTGACAACGTCCTCCGCAGTCTCGGTAAGAACTACTGATACGAGGCTCTGTACGGCCCCCTGAGGGGCCGGAATGACAGCTAGGTAGTCTGACCGGCAGGCATCTACGTTCGAGCCGTAGACAGGCACTGAGGGCCCAGGAAGGGCCCTTGTTCCAAGGGAGTGGACATGGCAAAGAACCTCGGAACCATCTGGGTTTGCCGAGACTGCATGCTGCACCATGCGAATGGTGAGTGCGGCGACTGTCACGATGACGACTACGGTCACGACCGTGAGCCGTGGAGTCACCTGGACGGCAACGAGACTGTCACCATGGACAGCGTCGAGCACGATGACTACAGTCGGTCGTCGTGCGACGGATGTGGCTCTTACCTCCACGGTGAGCGTCACTCGTTCACGTTGTGGCGAGAGAGCACGTACAAAGTGCGCCGCTTCTTCCGGGACGACCCGCAGAAGGACTTCACGGTCAAGTCGGGCCTCACCCTCGGTGAGGCTCAGGAGCGCTGCAAGAACCCTGAGACATCGTCCTCTACGTGCACCACGACAGAGGGCACCGACCGAACGCTCCTGTACGGACCCTGGTTCGATGGGTACTATGAGGAGTAGTCGAAACTCCAGCACTAGCGGTGCTGGAGTCTGTGGGATCTGACCTACCCACACTGATGAGACAGGTCGACAAGGGAAGAGGACAAGATGATTAAGATCACTGCTGAGTCCGTCAGGGCTGGCCTGCTTGCACTGGTCAAGCAGGAGGGTGGAGACTTCATCTACACCCCCAAGCCTCCGACCGACGACGAAGAGGGTCAGATCAATGCCCGGTGCGTCTACGTTCACCAGGGCAAGCCTGACTGCATCGTCGGTCGGTTCCTGCACGGTCAGGGCGTGTCCCTGGAAGTGCTGACCGAGGCGGACAAGTATGAGTTCGGTGGCGGCTTGTCCGCCATTGAGCTCATCAACCGGCTGCGTGATGGGGGCGTTATCAGCATGACGCCCGAAGCCGCCCGTGCCCTGACTACGGCACAGTATGAGCAGGACCAACTGAGCATGTGGGGAGTCGCCGTTGAGCGAGCTCTTCGCTACATCCCTTCCCCCGCTGGTGACTTGTCCTAGCGAGGGGAGACAGGGCCACTAAATAGGCCCGATAGCCCGAAAGGCATACATCAGGGTTCGAGTCCCTGACGGGCACGCTCTGACACGCCCCAAGCGTGTCAGTTTTAGGGAAGGGACAAAAGATGCGCAAGAGTGATACATCCCTGATCGCCATGGTGGTGGGGGTGTTCGTCGCTATGTTCATCGTCGTAGCCGTCGTGGCCTGCAATCCCGATGGGGCCAGTCCGAGTGGTGGAGGGTACTACCCTCACGACACCAGTCACGGCTACTACGACTCGCATCACCACTATCACTACTACCACAAGTACGGTAGTGGCCGCAAGGCGCCCAGAGTGGCCCCTCGTGGCCGATCCAGTGTGCGACGCGGCAGCAGTGGCGGCTCCGGCTTCAGCAAGTCCGGCCGTCGCCGCTAACAGCAAGGTAGCCCTACCGGCAGACACTCAGGTTCGAGTCCTGAGAGGGCACTGGAAGCGCCGCAGGGGCGCTGTCCAAGGAGGAATGATGAGCAGCAGCTTCAGGACGTACTACATGGACGACGCTGTCTTCAACCTGGGCAATGTGATCGAGACCGCACAGGAGCGTCTTGCTGGTGTCAACTTCGATACGCTGGTCGGTACCGGTTTCTCCGGTAGCATCGTGGTTCCCTCCCTCGCCCTCGCGATGGGCAAGAAGTTCGTCCTGGTCCGCAAGGACACCGACGACAGTCATCACGGAGGCGGACGACTGCTTGGCGATCTCGGCTCCCGCTGGATCTTCGTGGACGACTTCGTGTCGTCCGGTCGGACCCGAGAGAGGGTGATGGACAAGCTCGACCTTGCGGCCCGAGAGTCGGAAGGGCCCACAGAGATGGTCGGGCAGTACATGTACGTAAGCTATTCAGCGAACGGTCCGAGGTTCGAGCACTTCGAGTCCGAGTGGCTGGAAAAGTACTGATGATCAACCTAGCCTGAACGGCATACACTCTGGTTCGAGTCCAGGGCAGGCACTGCGACACGCTTGAAGCGTGTCGGGACCAAGGGAATCGGAGAATCAACATGAGCATCACCCTCAGCAAGTCGGATGGGGCCAATCCTCTCGACGGCATCACCACCATGGGTGTGGGTGTCTCGTGGGACCCGTCTGCTGGTGGTAAGGGTGGCCTTCTGGGCCGACTCCGCCGTGAGGTGGGAGTCGACCTGGACCTCATCGCAGTCCTGTTCGTGGACGGTGAGCCGGTTCGGTTCGCTGGCCTGGACTCCCTCGACCCGCTGGGTAACGGCGGCATCGTGCACTCTGGCGATGCCCAGACCGGCAAGGGTGACGGGGACGATGAGCTGGTGTCGGTACAGTTCGACCGACTTGGCCCGGTAGACCGCGTGGTCTATGTGGCTGCGGCATTCAAGAACGGATCATCGTTCGAGAAGGCCAACAACATCAGCTTCAAGGTGTACGACTCCTCTGGCGGCAGTACTACTCAGGTGGCAGACATCTGGCCGTCCCTCCTGGGGACGGACAACGCCAACGCTGTTGCCGAAGCACGCAAGGAGGGTGCATCCTGGGTCCTCGAAGTGACCAACCGCAAGGGCAAGATCCGTCAGGGTGACAAGCAGTCCATCCTGCGGTTCGCTCAGGGCTAGAAGGTAGGGTGAATGGCATACTCCGGGGTTCGAGTCCCCGGCGCCCACTGTCTCCTCGCAAAGGGCGAGGAGATGACTCGCAGGAGTAGGCATGATCGGTAACGAAACCGATGCCAAGTTCATCCGTGACTGGTTTGTTGCGAATGGTGAGGGTGACCCTGACTACAGCGAGGCACCCGAAGGCTGGAAGCGCCTTGGGCGTGGCGTATCTCGCATCGCATTCCTCTCTCCTGAGGGGGTTGCTTACAAGGTTGATCGCTACCCCGATGACGGGTACAGCCAGACGAACGAGAGGGAGGCTGCCAATCTCCGCAAGTTCTACTTGCGGAAGATGCCCAAGGGCTGCCGCCTTCCCCGCTTCTCGTACTATCCTCTCGACCGCAATGGAGTGATGGCCATGGAGGCTTTCACGACGCTGCTGCGAGACCGGTACAAGCAAGGGGATGACCGAGACTTGAGGCTCACTGCAACCAGGCTCGGCAAAGCCCTGAACTCGTGGGACATGCACGATCAGAACATCGCCGTAGAGGAAGGGACCGACACCTTGGTGCCTATCGATCTAGGCATCTGACTTACAGTCCGTCCCTTGGTGGGCTTGTGCGGGTTCGATCCCCGCTGCGGACACGGGCGCTCATCAGAGCGCTGTCCTTACAGGAGGAATCATGGACGTCGGAAACGCCCACGATGCTGCGCTGATCTATCGATGGCTCTATGAGTCTGAGCGAGAGTACGGACGATCTCAGCGTGTATGGGACGCGAAGGCTCCCGATGGCTGGGAGTTCCTCGGGTCAGGCTCGTTCCGTTCGGTGTGGCGCTCCCCTGAGGGAGTCGCCTACAAGGTTCAACACACCAGCCGCACTTCCCAGTCCAACGAAGGTGAGTACAGGACCCTCCAGGAGGCTCGCCTGTGCAAGCTTCCCGAGAGGGTCAGGCTGCCGCTGGCTTCGCTGTTCGAGGTCGACAACTGCTTCGTGATCGCTATGGAACTGATCCGTGGCCCCAGGCTGTACGACTACCAAGGGGCAGACCAGAGTGACCTGATGGAGATTCTCTACGAAGTGGAAGTCACCCTCGAAATGGGCGATCTTCACAGCGAGAACGCCATGGTCGATGAGGATGGAATGCTAGTCCCTGTCGACTTCGGCTGCTAGGCAGCAAGCCCTACTGGCAGACGCTCTGGTTCGAGTCCAGAGAGGGCGCGCACTACATAGGGAAAGGACTACCATGAACGAGCACTACGACTCCTGGGATCAGTGGATCGAGGAGTCCCGCTGCATGATCTGCGGCAGTAACATGAAGTACTCCGATGGGGTTGTGTGCTCTGCCACGTGTGCAGACGTCCTCGACCTTCGTCAGGGTAACGACTGCTATGCGTAGCACGATCAAGGCAGCGAAGTCACGTCTGACACGGTTCGATGCATCGCTACGGGTATACTCGTTTACGACGCACTCGAACGCTGGCCGCCCGGTCAAGCGTGTCGGAGTCGTCAGACTAAAGGGAGGTAGTGCGTGAATTACGAGAACGCTCAAAGGGTCATCGCCGAGGCTGAGAAGATCCTGGCCGAGGAGTACCCGAAGGCCAGGGCCGAGGTTTGCCCTCAAGGCAGCGAGTGCCCTGTCCACTTCCGGGTGGACGATGAGTACATCGACCAGTCGATCTGGTATGCCCGGCTGATTACCTATGTGGGTGACTACGTGGTGATCACAGAGGACAACAACCAGCTTGGCAATCCTGCCGTGATGGCAAAGGTTCTCTCGGGTGCTGCCCGTAAGGATGAGATGCCGGATCGCTGGGAAACCACTATCCTGCACATCGGTTCGGGTGTGATCTCCGACCTGACCCTCATGAACGAGGCGCAGCAGCGCCGAGCTCTGCGATACCTGAAGACGCACAACGACTGGGATGGCATCATCGCTCGTCACCGTGCGACTACGTACCTGCTGAGTCGTGGGATGATCAACGTCTCGAAGCCTCTGGAGGGCTGATGGCCATCAAGGTGGAGGCGGATGACTCCGCCTCTGGCACAGGCTACTGGACGTCAAGCGTGTTCGATGCTCGGTCCATCCTGGGGAACATCGCCGACGAGTTCGAGAACGATCTCGCCGAGAACTACCCCGAGTATGTGCGTGACGCAAACGTCTACAAGGTGACGATCACAGTAGAAAAGGTCTGATCCATCCGTCCGAGGGCTAACGCCCTCGGCGGTCTAGTCAACAGGTGGCTTGCCGAAATATAAGTAGGCACGTCCCTAGGCTGGTCCCCGATGATGGGACTTCTTCAGTCACCTGTTGGCCAGTCCGCAGTAAGCGGATCAGGAGGTAAAAGCGTGAAGATGTACGTGGTATCAACCAGTGGTAACACGCGGTTCGCCTTGCTCAAGGAGAACCTGTTGACAGTCTCCTGCTCGGGCAACGACAAGGTTGCCCGCATGGAGGCCAGGGATGCTGCCCGACGTCACACCAGGGAGACCGATCAGCCTACCTGGGTCCACGTGGTGGACATCAAGCCCGTGGACATGTTCCGAGTGGAAAAGCAGGTGAACCATTCTCCCCTCGACTAACCAGCAGATCGAGGAAGTCATGCGCTTCCTTGATGCAGACAGGAACGAGGGGCGTGACCTCAAGGTCATCGCCACCGAGATAGTCAACGGCTTCCATGACATGCTCCTGGGTGCCGTCAAGAAGCCTGCTACACCGCTCCGTCTGGGCATGCTGCTCAAGTCTCCGTACGACGGCAAAGTACGTCGTGTAGCGTGGCTCGACGACCAGGCGGGGAAGGTGTGGATCGTCCACGAGACATCCTCGTACGGCTGGCTAGGCCCACTCTCCCCGCCAACGTGGGAGTACTGCGAGGAGTTCCGCCCGAAGCGTCGTGTAGAGATCGACGGCAAGGGCAAGATGATCGAGATGTCCGACTCGGATATCGAGGAGGCGTGGGCGAATCAGGATGGCCACAAGATCGGCGATCAGTTCTCTCAGAACCAGCGTGAGCACGTGTTCGAAGTGGTCGCCACCGGTCCGCTGTGTGTACTGATGGCGAACGTCAGGACCGGCGTACTGAACGTGGACTCGAACAAGAACCTGATCCACTACTACAAGCGAGAAGTGAAGGGACTTGGTTCCGGATGGTGACAGCTCAAGCGCTGGCACAACAGATGGTAGGGAAGGGCGCCGGTGGCGCCATCCTGGTAGGTGCGATCATCATGTGGCTGGCTGGCTCGGGAGGTAAGCGACGGTGAGCAAGTATGACTGGGTCCTGTTGAGTGGCGTGATCGCCACCACGACTACCGCATGGTGGTATCAGATCCGATACTATCGGCTGGTGGACGATCTCTTCGAGTTCCTCACCGTTGCCCCGCCAGAGGAGGACGAGTAACGCAAGAAGCCCCGGCGAAAGCCGGGGCCCCTCGGGTAGATCTGAAGTTGGAGAGGGGTTGATCACCCCGGAGGTTCGAGTCCTCCCTACCCGCTCACCCCTCATAGTCCCGTTCGACACGGGCCACCCCAGAGGCGGCATTGCGAGCCTCTGTACGCCCCTCATAGCCTCTCCGGAGGTCAGTCAGGGGCATCTGTCCAAGCAGTGCCTGTATGGCCTTCAGCGCCCTGTTGTGGCGCTCGTTGACCGACTGCTTGGAGGTGCCGGTATCGGCGCCGATCTGGGTGAAGGTGTGCTGGTACTTGTATCGCCACACCATGAGGTTGTAATAGTCTTCTGGAAGCTTTTCCACAGCCGACTTGACGTCGGCGTACGAGGCAAGGTTGTCGCCGCCCGTAGCAGGCTCGGACTTGGCCTTAGGCTGAGAGTCCTGCGACATAGCGAACGACTGCCAGTCCTCGTACCGGAAGACGACTTCCAGGATCCTCTTGATCAGGTCGATCGAGTAGAAGAACTTGTCCTCCTGGCTGTAGCCGTAGACCGCAGCATCCTCTTTCTTGAGGGCTCCCTGCGCCACCTTAACCAGGTGTGCAGCGACGCGGTCCGGCCCATCTTCCTCAGTCAGGATTCTGGTGACCGTGTTCTTGTTCTCCATGATCCACACCCAGATCTCCTGCTTGATGTCGGAGATGTCGTGGTGTGCAGGGAAGTTGGATGCAGCGATGCCCGCAGCACGATCGACTGCGGGTGTCAACTTAGTGTAGTCAAGCATCTGGGTGTCTCCTACAGATCTCGAACCATTCCTCTTCAGTCATGGTTCCATTGGTCACTACGGGCGGCATCGTGATGCCCAGTTCTACTTCAAGCTGCTTGATGCGGTTGTAGTCAGGTTTGGGCGGCCCCTTGGGGCGCCGCTTCCATGGCCACACTCAGATCCGCTCTCCCTTGAAGTATCCCAGCCTGTCTACTAGTGTAACAAGCTCAGGCCACACTCTCTTCCCGTCATCCTCCAGCCAAGCGAAACTTTGCTGCCAGGAAACGGCTCCGTCCTTCACGTACGTAGCAGCCACGGGATCCATGATACTTCCCGAGTTCATCGTGAACCTGGGTGACACACGTCCCGAGTAACCGAACGCTCGGGTGATCAGGAAAGGCTGGTGAGTATGTCCGAACACGAAGTTCTTGTCACTGCCGTAACGCTTAGTGAACTTAGCGTCCCAAGCGCTGGCACTGGCACAGTACCCGCCCGCCTCGTGGCCATGTACAGCAAGCGTGTTGGTAGCGATGCGCACAGGGCCACGTTCGTAGCGGACACCGAGATCATCCAGTCCGAACAGGGACTCCATTTCAAGCGCCCGAAGGTTGGTGAGTGGCGCAGCGTACTTCCGGACAAAGTCCTTGACCCTCTGGTCATGGTTCCCTTCGAGCCACAGGACGTCTGCCTGAGGAGCAGCCTCCCGTACTGGAACGAGGACTTCACGACGGTAACCGTCTATGTGGTCCTGTAGGGTGTCTGCGTACTCTCCTGCCTGACCCTTGGACCACTGTGAGACAGTCGGGAAGTCGATGCCATCTCCGATCTGCACGATCTGATCGGGCTGTCGGTCACGTACTACACGCAGGATCTTCTGTAGTACAACCTCATCATGGTACGGATACTGGATGTCCGGGATGACTAGGGTTGATCGCGTTTTGGCCATACAAGTAGTATACATGAAAGGGTTGACTGTATGGCGTACGTCAGTCAGACGACAAAGAAGCAGGTCACAGCACGTATGACACCGCAGTTCGCCAAGGATCTGAACCTGATCATGGCGTGCACCGGCAGTACAAACGCTTCGGGTGTAGTACAGGATGCAGTACACCAGCTCGCTGAGTACTACAGGTTCGCCATGCAGCGCAACAACACTGCCCTACAGGACGTCGAACAAGAGGTGTGACGCAGGTCACACTACTTCAAAAATTTCCAGAGAGAGTTGCCCGAATGCCCGACATCAAGAGCCTCGACAAGAAGATCACGATCCTTCCTGATTGGCGAGGAGACTGCGACGAACCGCAGGTAGAGGTGGTGATGCCGCACCCTTGGGCGCGCCGCATCTCAGGCTTCGAAGAGTGATGTGACGCAGGCCACACAAAGTCCCATGTTTAAAGGGTCTGAAACTGGGGATACTTCTTTTAGTTGGGTTTAGACACTTGCGCATCTAGCACATCGACTCGACGGAGCCCCAGCGACGGCGACGGTCGAACATGGTGCAACTAGGCGCCTACTAGTGGACTTGACAGCGCATGCTAGACTGAAGTTAGGTAGTGACAACGAAGGGGCCGACCCTAAGGGAGGTCCCAACGAATGTCCTACTAATAGACAGGTTCAGGTCCCCTCCCTGGAGGTCGGGTCCCGACAGTTCAACAGATAAGCGGGGAGAAGATGAGCAACGGACCAGTCGTTCCACTACTACGACCCACTCTGTGGGCTGTGTCCCACGAAGAGTGGCGAGATGATGCACTCTGTAACGGACTACCTGTCGAACAGTTCGAACTGTCCGATGATCTGACACCGGACGATCAGCATGAGCTGATCGCTCAAGGTCTAAAGGTGTGTGCATCCTGCCCTGTCAGGCAGGAGTGCCGGACCAACTCCGGTGAACTGGATAGACACTGGACTACCCGAGGTGGACAGCCCCCGGAGGGGCTGTTCCCAGACTCGAAGACTCCTAGGTATCAGTTCCCTCAGGCTCGACCTGGAGGATTCCTTCCTGGTGGAAACACGGGACGGAAGCCCAAGGAGAAGTGCAAGCACGGACACATCAACTGGGCAGAGCCTGACGCCAGCGGTAAGCGTCGTTGCAAGACCTGTCAACTGGAGTACAACCAGCGTGGCTGGGCTGTACGCAAGGCCAAGCAGAAGGCCAAGATACGTGCTACGCTGGCTTGATGGAACACATCTCGTACTCCCAGTATCGCTCGTATACTAGCTGCCCCCGCTCATGGTATCTTGCCCGCCTGAAGGGCGGGGAAGACAAGCAGTCCTGGTACATTCCTATCGGCTCATCAGTACATGACAAGATAGAGGCTCGCCTCAAGGGCGAGCCCGATCGTCCGATGGAAGACTACTTCTATCCGATCGTGTCCAAGCAGATGCGCATAGAGCCGGATCTTTCAGCCTGGTTGGCTGGAGGTCCGGAACATGCGCCTATCACCCACGAGAAGGCCCTTCAGAGGGCCGTAGACTGCTACGAGAAGGCCTTGCAGGAGCTGGAGGACATCGAGGTATGGGAGGTGGAGTACGAAGCCACAGGCAGGCTCCCAGGGCTTTCGGTTCCGGTGAAAGCGTTCCTTGACATCGTCGGAGAACACAAGAAGAAGGGTCCTGTCATCTGGGATTGGAAGACGGGTAGCACCAAGCCTGACAACTTCCAACTCATCACGTACGCAGCACTGTTGAAGGTTCCCGGCGTAAGCGGGAACGATCACCCGTTCACTGAACATGGGTCCTTGCCCTTTAAGGGAAGGTATGTCATGCTCGCCCCCGGAGGGGCGAACACCCGGTACGTAGACCTGTCCGACGTAGACCCTGCTGAGGTTGGCGCCAAGTATCAGACTGTGGTAGAAAGGATCGAGGGCAAGCACTACGAGACGAAGGCTGGGTTCAACTGTAGGTTCTGCTTCCAGGCGGACAACTGCCTGGTCAACTCGGGGATGACGAAGAGGGCCGTGTATTATGACAAGTCAACCGAGGAAGGGTATCCGTTCTGATGGCCTGCGTTGAGACCGAAGAAGACGAAGTCGCCTGCTGGTGGAGGTGCGAGTGCGATGCGTGGAACCTGGACGAAGAGGCCGAGTGTGCCTCTTGCGGCCTGTACTGGGAGTAGCCATGGGTGCGCGTGAGGACGACGACTACTGGAACAACAAGTACGCCGAGGCTTCGTGCTACAAGCACGAAGGCAGTGACATGTACTACGATGAGGAAGAGGGCGAGTGGCTGTGCGATGACTGCCAGTCCGAAGCCGTCGAACGAGAAGACCAGACAAGGACGTACACGTATGGCTGAGATTGAGATCCTGCTCCCGACTGTGCAGTACGGCAACGTGAAGGTGCGGGCTACGCCTGAGGAGCTGGGTCTTCATGGCATCGATAACTCCTACGAGCTGGGTGTAGCGGCTGCGGTCTATCTGAACCTGTTCTCGCAGGGCTTCAAGACTGGTGCCAAGGTGGACGTGAGCGCCCCTGTAAGCGCCCCGGAGAGCGAGGTGGACCGGGTCATCGACGAGACCCTGAAGAACGCTCAGAAGCTCGTACAGGACGGCCTTGGGGCTACTGAACTTGGTGAGGTGGATCAGGCTGTCGCCGATCTCGCTACCACCGAGTCCACGCCTCCCTGGAACTCCACGGTTGACAGTAAGCCGAAGCCGTGGGAGAGTGGAGAGACCGCCCCGAAGGCGGTCGTCTCCGAAGACTGGTGATGGCGTTCGTTCGCAAGGGTGATCGAACGCTAGAAGAAGAAGCAGAACTAGACAAGAAGACACAGGAGATACTGGAAAATATGGCTACTCTCGATGACCTGTTCGGCAGCAAGGCCAAGGGCCCGAAGGTCACCAACCTCAAGACCGTTGGCGAGTTCGTGAAGGGCGTCGTCAAGGAGATCGCGACCGACGCTCCCGTCTACGAGTGGGACGGGCAGAACAACAAGATGGGCTTCCAGAAGTACTGGGTGGACGGCAAGCCCAAGGGCGTGGCTGAGTCGGAGGCAAAGGCCGCCGGTCTCAACCCGGTTCACCAGATCATGATCACGGTCGAGACGAACGACGGTGACGTCCGCATCCCGGTCAACTCGAAGCAGGAGCGGGAAGCGTTCAAGCAGGCGATCATCGACGCTGGTGGTTCGATCGATCCGGGTGACATCATCGGCAAGAAGCTGACGGCACGTGAGGGCAACATCAAGACTCACGAGTTCAAGGTGACCAAGCAGGGCGCGTAAGCGTCAGGGTGGATGGTCGCAGGACCGGTTCGACTCCGGTCCCACCCACTCCAGTCATCAACCCAAGGAGATCCACATGTGTACAGACGGTAAGCAGCACGACCTGGTACCCTATCCTCCGGTCGTTCACCCGGACGGAAGCATGTCCCCTCGGATGCAGTGCGGCAAGTGCGGCGCGGTGTTCGAGTGAGCCTGACCGAGGAGCAGGAAAAGGATCTCGATGAGATGGCCAAGCGGTTCGAGGAGACGAAGGGCGGCAAGTAGATGGAAGGCATGATCCTTGGGTATCCACCCGAGCAGGCTGGACAGATCAGCGTCACCGCCACGAAGGAAGAGTGGATCGAGGTCATCCGTGCCGTGACCTACATGGCCCGGAATGATGGCTCAGAAGTCTTCGTCAAGGAACTCGTTGACCAGGGAGTGTATGAGTGATGGACGAAGAGATCACGATCACGATGACACGACGCCAGTGGTGCGACGTTGCGTGCGATCTGGAGTACCTTGAGTTCGTGCTCGGTGAGCGCAAGGTAGGATCCGGCGTGTCCATGAACCTGGAGCCCGGAACGATTCAGTTGTGGGCCGAACTGAACGACAAGGGTGTGGCGCCTTAGTGAAGACTCTCGCTCGACAGGTCAGGCGCGGCGTCTCCGCAGGAGAACCGCTGCCCAGTCCATGGCCTATCTTCGATGAGAAGAAGATGTCGTTCCGTCGGGGATCGATCTCGATGATCGCTGGTCCTCCTGGTTCGATGAAGACCGTGCTCGCTTTGAACATCGTCAACCAGATGGGGCCGAGCGTTCCCACGCTGTACCACTCCTCGGACTCGGATGACTTCACCATGGCATCGCGAACCCTCTCGATGCTCACCGGAACACCGAGTGATGAGACAGAGCTGTGGGTCATGGGCCAAAAGGCCCTGGCTTACGACACACTGAAGGACATGGATCACATCCGCTGGTCCTTCCGATCGTCTCCGACTCTCGAACACATGTGGCGGGAAGCGGAAGCTTTCCGTGAGCTGAACGGCGAGTACCCTCACCACACCGTGATCGACATCATGATGGACATCGACTACGAGGGTGCAGGAGAGCAGAACTACTGGGCACTGATGGCCGAACTGAAGGACATGGCACGTGAGCAAGAAACAGCGGTCACTATCGTGCACCATACTTCGGAGTCTGCAAAGGGTGGGTCTCCTCCCCCAAGGTCCGCGATCATGGGTAAGGCAAACCAGCTTCCAACTCTCATTCTCACTCTTTGGGGTGACGCTTACGCTGGACAACTGGACATCGCGACTGTGAAGAACCGCTTCGGTCCTCAAGATCCGATGGGCAAGAAGTCCTTCAAGATGAGTGCCCAGCCTGCGATCTGCTTGATCGAGGAGATGGAGCAGCCTTCCCCGCCACTGTTCCATGATGGCGTCGACGTTCCCGTCGACGACAAGATCAATGTATGGGAGGACTGATGGCAGGAGAACTCACATCCTGCGAGGAGTACGGTCATCTGTATGAACCGTGTTACGGTACCAATTCCTGCGATGATGACTGCAAGATCAGGACATGCGCCGACTGTGGCGACGAGTACGAGGAGGACTGATGGACGAGAGCAACGAACCTCTGGTTCTGATCACGGAGAAGGAGTACAACGAGTTGGTGACTGACTCGAAGTTCCTTCGGAACCTGCGGGATGCTGGTGTCGACAACTGGGATGGCTATCACTACGGCTACTCCGGCATCGAGGAGGACTAATGTGGGGACACTGCCCGATCTGCGGGTGGCCCAAGTCCAAGTGCTGGTGCCCCGGCAACGGTGATCCGTGTCCCAAGCACTGAAGAAGCCGTGTAAAGACTGTGGTTCGGTCACCCGCAAGGTGACCGCGCCCGGTCCACGTTGTGCCACCTGCCATAGGGTCCTCAAGAAGGCGCAGAAACGGGCCTCTCACGGCCGATGGATACTCAAGACCTACGGACTTACCATCGAGCAGTACGAGGCTCTCTATGAGGCGCAGGGAGGCGCGTGCTACATCTGCCGCAGAGCCAAGGGGATCAGCAAGCGGCTGTGCGTGGATCACGATCACGCCACCGGCTTTGTCCGGGGGCTGTTGTGCAACACGTGTAACAAGTTCATCGGCTGGCTGATGGATTCCCCTGACGCTGGCTTCAGGGTCGGCGAGTATCTGGTGAACCCTCCGGCGTTCAAGGTGATAGGAAAGGTGAAGCCCGGTGGCTAGCACGACGGCTTACGTGGCCCTCTACTTCGGTGAGGATGATCCGAAGTTCCTCGAAGCCGTTGACCGGCTTCGCTTTGCAGCCGATCCTCCACTGGAGTTCGAGGAGATCAAGAAGATCCTCGGTCCGGTGTGGAACGTAGCGTACGACAAGGGTTACAGTGAAGGGAGCGAAGAATGGCGCTGATCGATGAGCAGGTCAACGCGTGGCTGCTGGAGAAGTTCTTGAACTCCAGCGACTACGACAAGTCGGTCTACGGTACGGCCGAGTCCATCAAGGTGGTCACCGTGGACATGGGTTGGGAGTGCGGCTGCTACTCCTCGTGGACTCGGGACGACAGCTTCGAGATGGTCGCGAAGTTCGGGTCCGACAGTGGCACGTTCGAGTGGAGGTACGGCTATTGGGCTGACTTCCCTTCGTTCATCACGGACCTGGACGAGTACATCAACAACGAGGTGTGCAGCATCGAGAACAGGCGGGACGACGACGAATGGACCTGACCGATCTTGAGCTTGAGATCCTCAAGGACATGCTTGACGAGTGGGCCGACAAGGATCGTCACGGACTGCTCGAAAGCGAGTGGTCGTACGACAAAGAGGCGATCGCCGCAACAGATGATCTGCACGTGAAGGTGGTGGCCGTTGCGAGGGCGCGAAACATCTGGTGGGCGCGCTGACTTCCCCCTCTACCCCATCGGACCCATCCTGGAGACTGCTGGTGGACAACCTGTGGTTGAGGGCTACGGATGGAAGCCCTATCGATGCCCGTTCCACGATGACTCCGACGCCAGTGCGTCGGTCAACACACAGAAGCAAGTCTTCAACTGTCACGCAGCCGACTGCCCCAAAGGCAACGCTGTCCAAGTGATCATGCAATGGGAGCAGGTGACGTATCGTGAAGCTCTCGAAAGAGCAGCGACAATATCTGGAGCGAGCCTGGGCGACGTACAGTCCTCATCTGGGCGACGCGGAAGGATGGCTGGAGGGTCGAGGGCTAAGTCCGGAGTTCGCGGCCTCAAGAGGACTTGGCGTAGTCCGTGATCCTCTGCCTGGGCATGAGCCTGCGCAAGGCTACCTCGCTATTCCGTACCTGACCAAGGCCGGTCCGGTCAACTTCGAGTTCCGGTGCATCAAGGATCACAACTGCAAGGAGATCCCGAACCACACCAAGTACTACCGGCGCAAAGGTTCTGGGGTCAACATCTACGGGGTTCAGTCGGTCGCCTGGGCCACTGACTGGCTGGTCGTGACCGAAGGTGCCCTCGATGCTCTGACGTGGCAGCAGATCGGAGTACCTGCGCTCGGCATTCCGGGCGCAGAGAACTGGCAGGAACACTGGGCGAACTTGCTCGAAGACTTCAGTCGTGTATACTTGGCAGAGGACGGAGACACCGCAGGCAAAGACCTGTGGATCGCGATGTCCGAGCATGTCGACCAGAGCAACACGATGGTAGTCCGGGTGCGGATGCCTGACGGAGAAGACAGCAACTCTATGTACCTGAAGCAGGGCAAGGACTACCTCCTCGGAAGGATCAAGAAGTGAAGGTGCGGATTCTGGTGGAGACAACCCTTCCGTCTGGAATTGACGAGGATGAGACTGACCTAGAATTCCTCATAGATGAGCTGGAGTCGGCGGCATCCAACGTGACAGGCTATGTGGCGACAGCGGAGGAGATCAAGTGAGTAACGTGTTCATCATCATGAATGAGTGGCAGCCGAGGGGCAGCCACAACAACTCCTCGGAGATCCTTGACAGTAAGGTGTTCTTCACCGAGGATGCCGCATGGGAGTACATGCGGGACTTCGCGGCAACCATGGCGATCGAGGTCTTTCGGGGTGAGACGGGCTTCGTCGTGCCGCCCACCGAGTACATCGAGTTCGAAGAATACTACATCGGAGAGTTGGACGCAGAGTGACCACCTGGAACGAGATCCCGTACGACCCGAACGCCGACGCCCAGACCAAGGCCGATGAGTTCGATGCCCAGTACGCCGAGAACGGCGGGGGTAGTGAGCCTGAGGACAACAACCCGTACTCCAAGGAGAACTTCAACAAGTGAGCTGTAACAACTGCACGAACCCTCCGCACATGCCTCCGCACTGCGGCTGTCCGGCAGGATGACTCGACCCGAATGGGACCAGACCTTCATGGAGATAGCGAAGATCTGGTCCCTTCGTGCTACGTGCTCCCGCCGTAAGGTGGGGGCCGTACTCGTCCAAGACAAGAAGGTGATCGGTAGTGGATACAACGGGGTTGCCTCTGGTCGAACGCATTGCGTTGATGGTGGATGTCCCCGTGGAGGAATGGGATCAGAGGTTCGTCCAGGCTCTGATTACAATCTCTTCCCCTGTTACGCCATACACGCAGAACACAACGCCATCCTTCAAGCAGGCCTTGCAGCTTGCGTTGGAGCGACGATCTATGTAACCGACGAACCGTGCCAGCAGTGCCTGAATCTCATTGAGCATGCTAAGATAGGACGTGTGGTAGTGACACCCGAAGAGATGATCGAAGCGGCCATCGCACAGCAGGAGGCTATCGCTTCCGCCGCCGAGGCGGCTCAGCTCCTGGCGGTATCCGAAGCAGAGCAGATCCTCCGAGAGGACGGAAGTCAGTGACAACCCCCATCCTTGAGCCTTCCCCGCCGAAGCCTGGAGACGAAGACGATGAGTGACAACCCCACAGCCAAGTACGAGCTGAAGTTCGATGATGAGACAGTGGTCATCGAGCTGGAGTTCAGGTTCTCCGACAACGCAGAGGAGTTCCTCGACATCGCTACGTTCGTCAACCTCGCAGCGAACGAGCTGCTGTTCAGCATGGCTGGCCAGGGTGTCGAGGAGGTTCGGCAGGGTGAGTGACGACCAGTGGTGCCAGTCCACCGAGGAGCAGCCGGATGAGCCGGTTCAGCCCGAAGTGATCGTAGTCCAGGAGGACTGCTGAGGATCCAGTGAGACACGTCCGAGTGAGCAGGGCCCCTTTGGGGGCCCTGTCCTTTCAGATAGAGAGGCACGAAATGGGCAAGAAGTACGACGCGTACGAGAAGGCAGCTCAGGCTGAGACCCAGTCCGGTAACCGGTACTTCGCTGAGCGTGCAGGCGGGGACGAAGAGGCTACGCGACAGGCAGGCAACGACTTCAACCAGGCTCGCGACATCGCCGATGCGCTGTGGGACGAGTTCTCTGACGATCCGGAAGGCTGACATGCTACTCAGGCGTGACAGGTGGACTCCCTTGACCATCGTGGTGGAGACGCACGAAGAGGCTGAGATCCTTCACAAGATCCTGGCCACCGTGACCGACGAGACCAGGGAGCGTGACGGTAACTTCCTGTCCACGCTGTTCCTCAACCTCGGCAAGGGTCTCGATGCAGGCTCAACCTACAAGGTGCTCGGCGACCTGATCTTGAAGGACTACAAGGAGTTCTGAGGGCACAAAAAAAGGGCGGCACCCCCGAAGGGGTGCCGCTTCTTTGTCTTACTTGTCGAGATAGTTCACCAGCGTGGACTTCACGACGGTAGCAGCAGCCGCAGCTCCTGCGATCGCAGCGTCATGCCATGTACTCAGGTCCGAGAAGCTGAACACAGACAGGAACGCGAACGCGAACGTCGCCCCGGTGCGCTCGACTACATCAACCACACTCTTGCTCACTTACTACCCCTTCGGTTCTTGCCCTTGATGGGCTTGGATGTCTTCGCTGGAAGAGCGCCGCCCTTCTTGGGGGCGGCTTTCCCCTTGCCGGACTTGATGTCCTTGTCGAACTTAGCCGCCACTCCAGGCTTCTGCGAGTGGAGGTACTTGCGCTGCTTGTCGCTAGCGTACGGCACGGCGACTCCTATGAGTTGTAACGATCCCTCAGCCTCTGAATAGCCTGAGCGGTAGGAAGATTGATGACGCCGGTAGCCGGAATGCCCAGCGTGTACTGGAGGCCCTTGACGTGGTTGATAGTGGCTTCGTCCACCTCCCCCGTCTCGGCACACGACAGTGTGCGCTGAATGTCGATGATCGTCTGTCGGTCGTACACGAAGTACGGACTGTTCGGCTGGTTCTTGTACCAGCTAGGGACGCTGTCCGGGATGTCGTGACTCAGGTGGGCTGTCATGCCCCTACCCTATCAGCAATCCTGTCCACTACGTCCTTTACCAGCATGGTCTTCGCCGACAGCTCATCGACCTGAGCCCTCTGAGTGACTAGCCCTTCGAGGACAGCGACTCGGCTGAGCAGATCGAGGATCTCTAGCTCTGAGTGTTGCTTGTCCTGCTTGAGCAGTTCGATCTGGGCTTGAAGCATCTCGACTGTATCGGTTGCGATCTGGCTTGCACTGGTACGGCCGCTCATGCGGCCTCCAACGAAGCCACCAACGCCAGTGCCTACAGCACTGGCTATGGTTAGCATAGATCCGACGTCCATCATTCCCCACCCCTTTACATTAGACTGACTCGGCCACCGTTCTCAGGACTACCGTAAGGTAGCCTCCCAGCGCGGACCCCCCAGGTCCGGGTGGCGCTAGCTGTGTGAACTTCCAGTCGTCGATGACCACAAGAACCGAACGGTCTTCCATCAGTTCCTGGAACACGACGACATCTCCTTCTCTCGCTAGCTCCTTGAAGGCTTCGAAGCGAGATCTTGCGTAACCGTCTGTACCTATGCGCTGACCACTCTTGTCCATCTCTTCATCGAACAGAAGGAACGTGTGGTTGATCATCCTCTGACGGATAGATCCAGGCAGAGCCTTCACCTGCCAGCCATTCAGGACGGCGCCCTTGGCGGTGTCCGCCCCTCGGCTCAGAGTGAACTTCAACTTGATCCACTTCTGCCTGCCAGCAGGCTGAGAGATCGTGATGTCACTCGTCCCCGGGTTTAAGGCTGGAGTGTACGTCAAGGACTGGTGTTCCACTCCCTGAATGTCGATGATACTAACACTCAGGTTACCGAGCAGCGGGTCAGGCGCAGACACCGACATGAACTTGTACAGCTTCGGCTCTTCCGTGTTGTACCGGATGCGGCCCGTCTGAATGTAGCCACTGGTGTACAGCTCGGTAGCACTCTGGAGCCAGATGCTGTTCGTCGAGATGCTGAACACCACACGACCTGACGCTCCGAAGATAGACACCGAAGCGACCGTGCCGGTCTGGTTGGGAGCGTAGATGTCGCGGGCGTAGGCGTACCTCAGAACGTTCGTGGAGGCCTCCTGGTAGGCTGCCCCCAGGTCCACCCTGAAGACGCCTGTAGCGCCATCGTGGGCGTTCGTAGACCCTACATACATGAAGCGGTCGAACCCCACCAGACCCTGACAACCACCTGTCGGCTGGAAGAGCAGCGGACCGTAGCTGATGTCTCCACCCTGGTCCAGCTCGCCGACCCTGAAGCCCTTGTTGGTAGCGATACCGACATAGGTTCCCACGTACGAGTAGATAGTCCTGACCAGCTCCCCTCTCGGGAGCTGTGCCGTGACGATCGGGATGAACACTTCGGTAGTGGACGACAGGTCAGACACGAACCGATAGATACTGGAGTCGGTTCCGTTGTGGCCCGAGGCGTAGATCGCCGAGGGGCCCTCGGTCGAACAGGTCCATGCCCACGTGGAGTCCGGGTGCAGCATGACCAGACCGATACCGCCAGCCCATGTGGCGGGGAGAGCTGGGGCTCCAGCCGAGGTACCGTTCAGGTCGAGGATGTACAGCGCGTTGTTCCATCCTGCGACCAGTCGCTGCTTGACCACTTCGATCGTTCCGGTGGTGAGCGTACCGGCAGGGTTGTTCCAGATCTTCACCCCCGCTCCGGTATCTACGCCTCTCCAGATGCCATCGGTAGCCAGGAGGAACCAGGTTGAACCAGCGTTGGCCAGACCGAGAGCGGTACCAGCCGAACTGGTAGTGATAGCAGTCCGGCCAGCATCGGTCATCTTGTACAGCGTGTTGCCATCCATGTAGAAAGCAGCGTCGACCCCCGAAGGGTCGACATACCCTCGGACACGAGTGAAGCTGTTGCCTACGCTGTACCTTGAGACAGGCTGCTTGAGCAGGGTGAGCTGACCAGGAGTCCAGTTGTCGATTCCGAGTGAGTCATCGAACCTCAGGTCGAACGACCTGGTGTACGGGTTGACGACATCAGGGTCCTGGTACAGCAGGCCAGCACCAGAAGTCCATGAGTTCTGAGACCGCAACCACCAGCCATAGATGGACTGCTCACCAGGCTCTGCCGAGCTGTCAAACTGCTGCTTCCTGATCTCTGCCATGCCCTCGGAGTAGGGCCACTGGTCCCGAGTGGCAGACAGGAACGGAATCCCACCAAGAGCGTAGTCGAACGCGTAGCTCTGAAGTGCGTAGCCTCCAGAGTTCGGAGTGCCAGGCAGGAAGTTGCTGAGCTGCCATGGTATCCGGTGGACGATGTCTGCCATCAGGCTCTCCTTACGTGGCGCTTACGAACGTCAGACTGAAGTGAATGGTATCGGCGAGGCCAATGGTGTTGCCTGCGGACAGCGACTTGACGGTGCAGATTCCGTCATTGCCGATAGATATTGATCCAGTAGCCCGCCCACTCATGTCATAGTTCGTGATCATAGTGCCGTCGATGGGGCGCCACCCCGCAACCAGTGTGCCGATCTGGAAGTCTGCGACGTTTCCACTGGCGTCGGATGAGATGTTCGCGCCGACGCGCTCAACATCAACCTTGATCGTGGTAACACCAGCGGCCTTGCGGCCCGCAGCAGAGTCGAGACTCCATCCGTTGGGCACGACGTTGCCGATGATCGCCCCATCGACTGCGGTAGTCGGAGTGAACGTAGGCGTTCCGGTGAATGCCGGGTTGCCAGCGAAGTTACCTGTCAGGGTTCCGCCACCGGACAGCGTGGTAACACCGGTAATCGTGAGGGCACCTGTCAGAGTGAGCACACCGATACCCGTACGGGCAAGGTTGACATCACTGGCCCCAGTACCAGGACCCCACAGGATCTTGCCGTCCGCGTTGACCACGTACCTGGAGTTGGCATCGCCGGTAAGGCGAGCTCGATAGGCGTTGTCAGTAGCGAGGGTCCGCTCGACCAGTAGAGAGGTTCCGACAAGCGACGGTGTGCCAGTGAAGGTCACCGCGCCACTCAGGATCGGGTTGCCTGTGAACGTGCCGGACAGAGAGCCGCCACTGGAGATCGCAGGGTTGACGATCGACGGAGCATTCAGCGTGCTGGAGTTCAGCGTCTTGTTGCTCAGGGTCTGAACAGAAGACGTGTCCACGAACTGGCCGGTCACTCCATGGACTCCGGTGGTGGACGCTTCGTGCGTCCTGGAGTCGGTGAAGTCGATAGCCGAGGAGACGTGACGAACCACCGCACCAGCGTTGTGCGTACTAGCAGACGTACCATCGTAGGCTCGTGTCACCGAGAAGGTGTTCGGGCCTCCAGAGGTAGCCAGTACCAGCTCTTCGTTCGCTGAACCGTAGTCCAGAGAGACGATGAACGGGAACGATCCGGGCCAGCCCGAAGAGCTGGCCACTTGGATGCTGGTGTCGCCAGTATTGGCAGTCACCTGAAGGTTGGTAGCTGCGGCGATGGACGAGTAGTAGCGAGAGTTAGGCACAAGGCCTCCTTATCCGTTGTACGTCTGATAGGAATCGAACAGACGCTGAAGCCGTGTACGCTCCTCTGCGAGCCTCTGCTGGTACAGAGCCATGTAGTACTTGGACGCACCACTTCCGGCCCCTGTAGGCACCAGTGGGGCCCTCTCGGTGGCCTCTATGGCGGACTGCTGAAGTCGGGCGGACTCGTACGCAGGAAGCAGGCGCCAACAGGCGCCGTACGTGATGAGATCGATGTACCGGTCAGGGTATCCGGTGGTCGTACTGAAGACGTCGGAGCCGTTCACCAGCTCGTTCGGCTTCTTGATGTACTCGATGCGGATGTTCCTGCCGGGAACGATGAAGTCCCTCATGATCTGGATAGTCTTGCCGGTAGGCGTAGGCGTAGGCTTCACCTGACCGGAGGTAGTAGAAGCTGAAGGGTTGAACCTCCAACTGGAGTTCGGGAACCAGACGGCCGAGGGGCCGATCGTGTTGGACGTTACCTTGTACACATCCTCGCAGTCAGCGGGGACAGGGTACTCGTACCTTGCTGCGATCTTCGGGAACTCGTAGTCACCGAACACCCACAGGTCCGGGAAGGTGGCGTTGATCGTGTCGTTGATCGCTTCCTTGATCCGGGCGCGAGGGTACATCGGGTCGTCGGTGACGATAGAGTCCAGCGTGTGGCTGGCAGCCGTAGTACCCTCAGCGCCACGGCCAGTCCCGGTCAGGCCACCGATGACGGTGACCGTTCCGGTAGACCGGTCATACTTCTTGATGAGGATCAGTTCGTCGTCAATCTCGATCAGGCCCCTGCTGATGTTGGTAACCGTCTCAGGGTCAACCTGGAAGGTCACATCGTTTGCGTCCATCGGGGAGACAAGGTACGAGATGGACGCTTGGTCCCGTGTGTAGCCGAGAAGCTGCTGCTTCACGCGGCTGACAAGCTGATCGAAAGTGACAGACATTTGATCTCCTTAGATTTCGGCCCAGACGATGCTCATGTTCCACTGCGTAGCAACCAGTCCACTGGCGGTACGCAGGACAACACCCTCACCAGGAGCCAGGGTGAACGGAGGGAACACGGCAGGTGCAGCAGCGACGTTCTGTGGCGTAGATCCACCGTTGGCACCACCGGCTACCACGGGGTTGGCGTTGAAGATCTGCGGTCCGAGGGTAACCGTCGGGTTACCGGTCCGTACCTCACAGATCGAGTCGACCATCGTGGTCTGGAACTTGGCTACAGCGGTCGAGTTGGTCTGAAGCGTTCCGCCGGAAGCTGCTGTGATCCTGAAGCCGTTCATCGGAGCAGGAGTCAAGTCGGCTGCCACGCAGAAGCTGCTGATGTACGCAGCACCCAGAGAGACAGTCTTGCCTGAGCCGAGCGGATTGAAGACGCTGATGAAGTTGTTTGCTGCGACGACACCAGGGACAGCGCCGGTCGAGTAGACGTAAGACCC